TATGTATAATGTCTTATTTCTGGCCACATAGAGGATAGACGATAGAATATCTCCGGCCTCTCCTTTTTTAACCTGGCCGCCATTCCATGTCGCCATAGACTCTCCGATGCTAACCAGGTAATTTCGGATCGTTCCCTTTCCGGATCATCTGCCAGGGCGTAGTTTTCAAGATATGGAAGGCTGTTCGTTAGTACATAGGCCCATACATCTTCGCCGGTCCAATCCGCTAGCGGACAGGCCGTCCAGGTTGATCGATCGTCCGTCCGGTATATCATCCCCTTGCGGTTTAACGCCATCTTTCTGATCCGGCTCTCGGCCTTACGCAGGCCCAAGAATTGCCCCGTCCACCCCTGGGCGGCGACATACTCGTTGACCGCCTTTTTGTAGCCGGCCAGCATTTTATTTGTGGCCGCTTTTTCCTCGGGTGTGGTCGGGTGGACGAAAAAATGCCCTATTTCGCGAAACACATCAAAAGCCCCAGGTACAGGCAACAAGTGTAGATCCAGGCCATATTTTTCAGCCATCTGCCTGGCCAAAGCAGTGTTGGCCGTCGGCGTTTCGGCGTAGTAGAAATGAAATAATGGGCCACGCCATCCTGCAGACAAAAGAAGTCCCAATAACGCGGTGCTGTCCTTGCCGCCGGAATAACTCAATGCCCAGGTGCCGGGAATTTCGCTTAGGGCTTTAGTCACAACGCCCTTAGCCTGCTCTATGTGCCGGTGATAGATAGGCAACTTGCTCCAGAGTCGATATTTTTCCGTGTCGATCATACAGGCACCCACACTTCCGCTTGACTGTCACAATTCCAATATGGTGGTCTGACACCTTTTAATGCCCGCCGGGCGCCAGTAACCCCGGCTGGCAGGTCATATACCGCCCGCATCAGCCTGCCATCCGGGCCGACTTCGCTCCAATCTTCCGGCCAGGGTTCTATCTCCCATTCTTCTACAATGCCAAAGCCTTGGGCAGGCTTCTTCCCCAAAGCTACAATCCCATTAGTTAAATCTCTCACTGCGTCCAGGTAACCCACGGCATACCATTCTAAGTAGGGCAATAACAGAATATTCAGCGGCATCCGGTACGCCTTATACCGTCCGCTACTTTCGGCTATCTTACCCCGCTTGCCCTTAAAATCAATATACCGCTCCAGGTTATCATCAAATCGCCGGTGCCAGTAATGCGTATACTCCTTAACTGGGCGAGTAGTATTAAAACTACAGGCCCAGTACCATTTTTCTCCGGCGCCTCGGCGCTCGAAAGGTAACTCCGGCTCGATCCAATCTTTTTTACATCCTGGCGGCGGGGGATCGTAGAATTTATCCGGGTGCTGGCGGCGGATAACTTCCGCCGCCAGGATACTATCAAGAGGGAAATAAGAGTCGGTGCCGGCTATGCGACCATCCAGCAGATAAGCCCGTATCCGCATCGGCTGCATGTTACTCACCTGCCAGGAGTTTTTTTAGCTCGGGAGATTTGCTCTCAATGTACTGGTTATAGACTTGTAGCAAAAAGTCATCATAGATCTCTTTTGCCTCAGCAGCTGGCCGGGAAAGCCAAAGGCAGTTTTCGCTCACCTTTATAAATTTACCTTGGGCTTCGCGATTACCTGGGTAAAAGTATTCATATTCGATTTCGCATAGCCCGTGCCCAGTGCCGGACTTGCCACCCAGGTATGGAGCCTTACTAAACTCGTCCAGAGCCGATACAAAAGCCCCAAGCTCCAGCTCAGTCATATCCTGTAAGTAGATCCGCTGGTACATTACGGCGCCGGCGGCCAGGAGCTCGACGGTATACCGCATCTGAGTTGCTGGGCCGTCCTTATCTTTTTTCTTTCTCTTTTCCGGCTGACTGTGACCGTCAGTCAGGAGCTCCGGCTGCTTGCTGGCGCCCAGGAGCCCGTCATTTTTGGCCTCGGCGATATACTGCCGCAGGTTCTCCTGCTTACTATCGTCCCGGCGGGTATAACTTTTTTCGTAAGTCCACTTCTTCCAGGATGGCGCTTCTGGATTACGGTATTTTTCAGGCAGGATCCGTTGGCACTCGGCCACAAGGGGATACATGCTGCCAATTTTGAGCTTTCCCTCCATAATCTGATTGCCTACACCACCGCCAAAGATTGAAAAGGCCGGCAAGACTTTGCGGTACATCCTAGCCTGGTCAATATCCAAGGACTGCTCCCCGCCAATGCTGCCGCCGGAAAACAGTAGGTGGAACGTTTCCAAGGGCACCGCCACGCCTCCTAACCGGTCCAGCAGGTACTTAGCCGCGCAGTCGCGCAGGATACCACGGAAGCTGTTGCCACTATAGAGGAAGCACTCTACCGGCTGGCCGTCGGGGCCGATGATGATATCGGTGCTCAGATAGCTATCGATGCCCAGGCTTTCACCGATATGGCTCAGGGGAGCCAGCAAGGTAATTATCCCATCAAGGCGCAGGTTATAGAGTTTGTTTTCCATTTTTCTTTCCTCCTTGGTGGCGGCAATTTAGCTTGCCGCGAATGTATTTTCTGTGGATAATAGATTCCTCACCATAGATAGTCGGCACTGAAGGCCAGGGGCCTTTTCCTTTGGCGATGGGTACATAAAACACCTTAGATCCATACTTCCCTTTGAATATCGGCGTCATCTGACCATGACGGTAATCGATGTCTACTGGTAGGCCTGGGTCCTGTAAGATGGCCTGGATAAGCTGGATTATATCGGCCGCTGGCAGATCGGCCACTCGTTCCTGAAACCGCTTAACTGCATGCGGAGTAATAAAAAAGGGCCGTTCAAAGTGCATCGGCCTCATCCTCTGCTTCAAACCGGGCCTCTATTGGTTTTTCGCGCTCTAATCTATCCCGCACTAATAGGATGACAAGGGCGGCTTTTTTGTAGAGAATGTCCAATACCACCCGGTGGTCCACCTGCTCAAGCACATCGGTTAGGAACTGCCGGCGACCCTGGTCCTGTACCTGTATGAGCTCGCCGGTGGCCGGGTCAACTTTCATCGTGATGACATCATCCGGCAATGTTTTCGCCCACTTCGGCTTGATGCTGGCACAGGCCAGTTTCGGCTTCAGCTTTTCGATAAACTCGCCTAAGTCCTCAGCCCGTTTAGCTACACTTTTCACCGCGCGTTCAATGGTGTTCCACATTTCCGGTGTTACTTTAAAACGTTTTACATCCCTACTTCTGTATATTGCGTAGACTAGAAGAGCCGCGACGGCGGCGTTATGGTCAGAGGTGTCAAAGTTGTAATACATCGTTTTCCCTCCCCAAAACTTTTGCCCGCCTGATGGCGGTGATTACTCGCCCTGGCTTTGCCCCGGCCTCCAAGCCTACCTTTAGCAAGTACAGCACCCTTCTTTTTTGCGGGTCGGCCCGGATCTTCTTTCGGTATCGACACATGGCGACATATACCGCCCGTGGGCTGCGTCCAACCTGAGCGGCAATTCTGCGCCCTGGTCGTCCACGGACATAACCGTCAACAAGTTTTTGTATATCCCGCTCGCTCCATTTTTTCCACGGCCTACCCACCCGGGGCAAATGATTGTAGACCGCAGTCTTGCTTATCTTCATGATTGCCGCTATCTTATGCCCACTCAAACCTGAGCTGCGCAGTTCCTGGATCCGTTGCTTTTGCTCCAGCGTGAGCGGTGGATGCCATGCCATGCGGTATCACCCCCTGGTGGCAGGGCCCCTCTTGCGGCTGCTCCGACTTCTGGGCCACAAACAGGGCCAGTTCCAGCAGCCGGCTCCCTCGCCACGGCTCCAGGGCCGCGTCCAAGCGCTCCCACCGGGCTAGTCCGCATTCCTGGATGCGATGCTGACTGTAGCGGCCGGTGGCGATCTCATCCTTGGTGAAGTAGATATACAGGTCCTCGACGATCTCCAGGCACGCTGCCAGTTTGGCCGGCACTACCTCTATCAGTTGCTCTTCTAGGGCCACAGTGAATACTTCCTGACTCAGATTTATCGGGGCTTTGAATGCGAGGTGCTTCTGGCCGGAGACAGCCAGGCAGGCTACGAACGGCGGTTCCGGTGGAGCAAGCAGTATCCCTCGCCATTCGGCCCGGGAAGGATGCCGCAACCTGTCGGATGTTGCCAGGATGCTATAGTTCCGGAGCGGGCGGTTCCCCAGGCAAAACGCGCATCCGGGGCAAAGTGAATTGCTGCCCTGCCCCCGCGCCCAGGAATGGTCTGTAAAAGTGTCCTTGATCCCTTTTTTGGTTGGTATTCCCTTTCCGCCTGTTTCTCCACCGCACAGCCAGCAGATATGATCGCTTACGTTTTGTAGCGGGGGGTCTTCGTACACAATCATCTTGTCGGCCTTAACTTCGATGCTTCCGGTCTTTAGGGCCGCCTGCCGAATAAGTTGGGTTGCCGTAATCATGTTGTCCCTCCTTCCACCGGACAAATAGCATCGTGATAAACTCGCCGATGGTCTTGTCGCAGTCAATGGCGGCTTTTCGAATCTCGCGCCATACGCCATCATCAATAAGGAGGTTCTTCTTGCTTTCCAATATCTCACCCCTTTCTTGTCTACTAAGTAAAAAAATTGCCCGGATTACACCGGGAGCTCGATCTCTAGCACTCCCTCCCACCAGTCAGGTAGCCAGTCCAGGGCATGACATCGCACATCTATGACCTTCCACCCGCGTTCCTTAGCCAAATATGTCAGGGCGATCTTAGCGTCAGATTCATTCGCGGCCCGAACTCGGTGCTGGAAAAAGAACCTGGAGCCGCCGGCAGGACTCGAACCCGCAACCCCCCGGGTAGAAGCCGGATGCTCTATCCATTGAGCTACGGCGGCATCGAGGGTGCAGTCGGGACATACGCCCTGGCCATGCCAGTACTCACGACACTTTGGGCACTGCATGCAGTTCATCGCCCAAGGTTTTTAATTCGTGCACGGCCTGTTCCAGCAGGGCCTGCCACTCTTCGTCCGTGAAGCGAATACCGTATTTCGCGGCCACCGTCCGGGCCGTATTCAGCGCCTGTTGCATCTTTGCTTTGCCATCCAATCCCTGGGCCGCACCGATAGCCTCTGCCGCCTTGACAGCTATGCCAGCAATCTGCATAGCTTTCCTAATCTGATCCTGGGATAACTTAGACCGTAACCACGCTACCAAGTAGCCTCCAACGGCAACAATGATAAGTTTCACCAGGTCGGTAATCAACTGGGCAATAAGTTGATCCATGGTTATACCTCCTTCGTGATTCTTACGGTCTGATTTTCTTCATCCCACTCTACCCGACCACCAAGGGCCTCCGCCACCGCCCGCACTGGCGCCCAAACCACATCATCCCGCATCTCTCCAAGGGCAACTTCCTGGTTGCTTACTAGAACTTTTATTCCCTGTGGTCCGGAAACGTGGATCTGCGCCATGATGTTGGCGATTTTCCGACCCCATTCGGGATCAGTCGCGTAGCTCTGATTCATCCCAGCCAGAGTGGGACCGTGATAGTACTGGCCACCAGGCGTGAGGTAATTGCGGGCTACATACCTGGCCACATAGTCAATGCAGTCGCCCCATGATTGGAACATCATGGCCGAGTTATATGGATCTCTGTCATATGCTCGAAACCCAAAGAGGTTATTTTTCTGACGCGCTAATTCGCTTCTGCCCCAGGCGCTTTCCAGGATGGCATGCGCCAGAAGATAGCGGGCACTAACGTGGTACTTCTTTTCCGCAGCTACAAAGTAAGCACCCCAGCCATGCAGTGGGGTGCCCTCGGTGAACCTATCCAGGTCTTCGGCAGTCGCTCCAGATGGCTGTCGTAAGTCCACATATAGGAAGTCCATTAAACCACCCCCTTGGCGTGAAGAAACGAAATCACCGCCGCCGGCACGATAGCAAATCCCATGCCTTCAGCGTTGGGAAACTTTTCTTCGACCACTCCGATGACTTCTCCA